GTATTTGCACTAAACGTGGTGTGTGCGTGGTCATTTACTCGATAGTAATGTGCAAATCCCAGTTCACGCCAAGTTTGTTGATAAACATACTCATTGCCATACGCTTGGCAGTGTGTGCTATCATTAGTTACTGGCACGTGTGTTACGTCCGGGTATTCCCAATCAATGCGTTCATGTCCATAGTGGAATATTTCGTGTCCATGGCCCGACATCATTTTTAGAAACTTGTATACCTTAGAACTGAATGCACACGCGGTGAAGTCTCTATGTGTTTGCGTATGTGGCAAACCTAATACATGTATTCTCATGTTCTATAAATCCTTTGTTGAGTATTTATAGTGTAAAGAAAAAGCCCCGGGAATTCAGGGCTTTAAAACCAGCGTTAAACGGGAGTGGGTCTTTGTTAAAACCCGCTGGTTACTTGTATATAGTTTAATAACATATAAAAATACACCCAAACTAGTAGTAACACTAATAAAATGGATTGCTGGTGTATAGAAGAGGTGTATGAAATAGCTTTTTTCACGGTTTTGCGAGGTCACAGAAAAAAAATTTTAAAAAAAAATTCTGTAAATCTATAGTAAAAAGCTATTTCATACACCTCTTCTATACACCAAGCCACAAAAAAGCCCCTTTCGGGGCTAGTTTAACGAAGCTCTTCGCGAATACTAAATGGACTAATTTTAAGCCCAACTGTAGTGCCTTTATCATCAAGTGCATCTTTGTCAATAAACTCCTCCAAATCAAACACTAGTTTTTGTGGTACATTCAATTTATTATGAATGTACGCTCCCAAACTGCGTTCGTTTGCACCTGCATCTTTATGTGAATAAACTTGCCCTGTAAGCAATTCTGCATCCCATCCGGCTTTACTGTTTAACCAGTACAGCACTTGATTCTTAAATCCATCTTTACTAATCTTAGTAGATTCTGCAGATTCATACAGTTTCCATAGATCTTTAAGTTTAAACACATTGGTGTCTTGTGCAAGATCCAATATTTTAGGCATAAACCCGTCAATGCCCTTGCGCTGACGCAATAACATTTCTTGATAGTATTCCCCATGAATAGGTAAAAATTCAGTCATTGTTTCTGCATTGTGTTTACTAATGATATGCCCTAGCCATTCACTAATGCGTTCTTCATTTTTGTAGTAATCACGCTGCCAATCTTTAATAATTACACCCATAGCACGAGTTTGTTCTTCGCTTAATGCTGTATTAAGATCGGTGATAAGTCCAAAGTGTCGTGCAATATGGCGTGGTAAATTAACACGAGCAATAATAGGTTCCCAGCGACGATCTTCACCTAAACTACCAGTGCCCGACAATCTTGCTGTTGTTGTGTAACCGTTTCTAAAGAAAATAAAATTAAACAACCGCACTGCTTCTTTACCATCCTGATTCATGCGTCGATCTCTGTAAGTGGTTTTACCTGTTAATTCTTTAATTTTATCAATAGGAACTACATTACTATTTTTCTCGTCCACAATTACAAACATCTTACCAAACAAGTCACCGTTGTGTGTGCCTTTGAATGTTTCTTCGCCTGCTGACCCGCAACATTCATTTGTAAAAATTGTTCTAATTAAATTAAAATAAGTATCGCGTCCTGTTCCGCCAATTGCACAACTATCAATGTTAGGGATAATAACATCTTCTGGATGGCAATATCGATACGCGACAAAACGCTCTAACTGATCGGCATATTCCTCATTGCCGCCAGCAATACTTAAAGTTAAAATTCTAAATGCTTCGTGCGGTACTACTCCACGAATGGGTTTCAACCATTGCTTGCGGATATCGTCCATTTGATTGTAGATGCTGGGTCTTGGCTTAGGATTAAAATCTCGAACAATATGTTTGTACATACGACCCATGCTTTTTGCAAGGCGTTTTAATTCTTGCTCATCTTTAATTTCCCAATTGTTATCATAAAAAATCAAATCTTTAATAACACTAGAATCACTGTTATTGATTTTAACACTCATTCTATCGCCAGCTGGATCAACACTCCACCACTGCTGATCAAAAATAACATAATGGATATTATGATCGTCAAAAACTTTCTTCGCGGTGCTTGCGCTAGTTTGTTGCACTACTGCAATAGATTTTTGTTTGCGTAATTCGGCTAATTCCAACTGCGAAGTTTCAAGTCTATCAGCACTATTATCAACTGCATCTTTGAGTTGTTCAATTTTTGCTTCTATGCGCCTTAGTTCGGCAGTTGATGATTTTTTATCTTTTGCATCTGTTGTGCTAGCAATGTGAACTTTAAGTTCGATTTTTTGCGTTGTGTAATTTTTAATTTCTTGTTCTAAGATTTCAATCTCAGATTCATATTTTCCAATTTCGTCAACTAATATTTTTTCTGCTGTATCAACTGGGTTTAATTCTACTACGTTATTCATACTGTTTTCCTTTTTTCTAAAATCTTTAATGCTAATGCATTTAATTTACTATCTATTGGTTTTTGTTTAATAGGCTCACCACCATAATCTGCAATAAACTGATCACGTTTTTGTGCTGTAATTTTATCTCCCGCCCATCCATTCCATGCAGTTAATCTAACTGCTGATTGTTGTAAATCACTATCTAAACCAGAGATTGTTTTACAGATGTTATTATACTCATCATAGGTTAATCCAATGCTCTTACAAATAGTAACAAATGTTAATACTCCTCTATGTCCAGTCCCCCTGTAACCTAGACCTTTGCAGGTCATTAAACTTTTAACAACAGATTGTTTATAGAGATTTTGTATATCATCAGTCATTGTACCGGTATTAGGTTTTGCTACATACACTTCGGGCTCTCGATATTCAAATTGCGTATAGGGGTCAATCATAACACCGGTATTATGATACACAACCGGTTCACTACCACTATGCAAATAAAAACTTTGACTCATAGTAAAACTGCTGTGGTCTACACCCGGGAATTGTTCTTTGATACTATCAACACGTCCTTCAATATCTTGTGCTAACAATTTTTGTGTAAATGGTAGTATTACTCTGAACTTTTGCTTAACCTCTCCGGTATATGGATCCGGTCTAAGATTGTTGAATGTGCTATATAATACAAATTCATATTTGTCCAATCGTTCAATTGTTTCAATAATTGAGTAATCTTTGTCTACATCCAATACAATACCAGATATGCTTAACAAATTGTTTTTGCATCTCCTCACAGTATCGGGTATAACATCATAAGTCTCTTGTCTTTGTCCATCAACATAATGATATTTTCTACCCGGTTCCACTGTCGGATCAGACAATGATTTAAATTGTCCTAGATTAAACATACCCACATCTTCTTTACGTTTTGCAGGCCAGCGCATAGTAAAATACTCCACTGCTTCTTCCCATGTGAAATCTAATTCATCTTGCACCCAAGCCTTTGTTACTGAATCAAATGTTGAAATAATCATGCTACATCCTTAACATGGCAATAAAATAATCCATCATTGTTTTTTACATCATTAAATCTGAGATATTGAATAAAATTATTTGATAATTTTGTATTGATGACCGAATCATGGACCAATACTTCACTAATAATATTTCTGTTAAAAACCATGATATAATGTTTATTAAAACCAGACAATGCCGCAACAGATAAATGCTTGACATGTTTTTTATTATCTATTAAATATCTCCCAAGTGTGAGACTTTTCAAACCTTGACATTTTACTAGATAGTCACGGATTGCAATAGTATATCCTCGTCCTCGAAATTTTGGTAATACATAGACAAATTCCAACGAAGTTAATGCAAATGGCGTTTTCAGAAATGAAAGCCACCCAATTACTTGTTTGTCAACACAAACAAAATACCATTTATAACTTGGCCCGATTACTTCATTAAAATTTGCAGTTTCATGCAGATTCTCTTCTTTCCATTTTTTGAAATTGATGCGTTTTATTTTATCATCTTTAATTTCAATTAGAGTCATTGTCATTTCTTTTTCCCCTGCACATCGTAGTCAATGCCCCACATCTCACCGGTTTCTTCCCAATGCTTGCGGCGCTGTTCCCAAATATCTGCAATAGTTTCGTTACGTTGCCTATTGCGTTTATCTTTTTCTAATTGCTTAATCACGTCTTCTGTTCGTGCTACAACTGTTTCCACTTTCATTGAATCAATAATTTCTTTACGCACTAATTGGTTACGTGTGCTTACTCCAAAACTGTTTCGATTGTATCTAACAGATCTAATACTATCCGCTTTGGCTTTGCGCCATGCACGTATTTCATTAGGCGTTCTAACTGCTGGGTCACGTAGCATCTCTTCTAAGAAATCGCCGGCTTTCATATTTGTGAGCGGCAAGCTATCATAGAATTCAATTCCATTTTTGCGATTATGATCTGCAAATTTTAATACCCAACTATACTCATCACAACGGTCATTTATCTCTTCTGCTGGGGTAAGTACTTCGAGTCTAAAATCTATGCCTACAGCCGCCAATTCGCGTATTAATTTGTATTTGTGTGTGCTATATTCAGGGTTTTTTGCGTCGTTTGCGTTGCGTTTATGTTCGCTGGCCCTACGCACTATATCGTTAGTGCAACCAACGTAAAACACAACAAGACCCTGGTCCGCAGTTTCAAATACAAGCCCGTAAACACTTTTACTTGCCATAGTTGCCTGCCTTAATCTTATTGATTAAAAGTTCTCTATTATCATCAACTGTGCGTTTGCTAGGCGGTATGCCCAGAATAGGCTGTTTAATAATATCGATTAAACCAGCATCAGTTTGAATCCAATCTGAATGCTCATCATCTAATTGTTTGGGGGTTTTGTTATTGCGATTAAGAACAGATCGCACTTGATCACGTAAGCTCATGAGCTTCTCCTATAAATCTTTTCGGAGCCCAGAAGCACTATTACTTCTTTGACTTAACGCAGGGCGGCCCATTTAAGGGGCGAAAAACAGATACCACTCCGTTTTCAGCCGAAAACCCCTTTCGGGGCAACGGCATTTTGTGGTATATTTGCGATAAGTCAAATTATGCAGGCAATATTGCATCGCCTACATTGTATTTATTATAGACAAAGAAAAACCCCTTGTAAAGGGGCCAAAATGGAGTATTTTTACCGTTATTGCTTAATGTAGCCCACACGTTGGTTGGAAGTGTTGTAGATATAGGTTCTATTGCCCCCGGCACCGCACCAATTTGGTATCTTATAACCCGCCGGACGATTGAGTTCAGGACGATCCTGGCAAGAGTCATTACGGTCATACATTAGAGCAAGCCACTCTGGAGGCTTGGCACAACCAGTTAGTAATAACGCTGTGATTATGAGTGCGAGTTTCATAGTGTGTCCTTGTTGCTATGTATGTATTATAACCGAAAATACCATTTCCGGTCTGTTGCATTTTTACAACAAAAATGTAATACTTTATTTGTAATAGACAATTGCACCATTGTAGTCGTCATTGTGGATTTGCCCCATGCGCTCCAATAGCCAAATGTTTGTGATTGTTGAGACAAACACTTCAATCAACTCATCACTAAGTTCTGTGAGATGCGGTGTTGCGTCCATTTGCCTTTCGTCGGTGCCAAAGACAATGTTGTTATAGCGAACAATGTTTTCTTTTAAATCTGACCACGCATAGTCAATACGTTGTTGTTTTAACTCAGGTGGAGTATCATGCAGTTCTTTGGCAACTAGTTCCCTTAACGTGTTGAACGTAATGTTGGTCCAGCCTGCGGCAGGCTCACAGTCCTGACTTAGAAAGATGCCAATGCCGTCTGGTTGGTCATCATGATAGTATGCACCAAAGCCTTCTACTTCTCTGTTACGAAGTTTAATGGCTGGCCCTTTTGCTTTCAATTCAGCAATTTCTTTTGATCTTAATTTTGCTTGTCCCATAGTACTCTCTATTAATCAATTATAAAAGAAAACCCGAGCACCTTGCGATACCCGGGCTTCCCCATTTGGAAAAAATATAAAAAAACACAGTGTAGGCAGTTATTAGGAAAATTATGGCAAATAAAACTACAATGCCTGCCTACACAATTATTTATTTCTTAATCCAAGGAAGCCAAGTATATCCTTTCCGAAATCCATTACGCATGGTGGATGCTTGGCGTTTTGTTAGTTTGAATCTATCTACAATTTCGTCTGTTGTTGCATTACGAACCCATTGTATGTCATCATCACTGTATCTGTAAGTTCTGCCCTTTTGCTTACCATATGATCCACGTGGTGGTTGATTTGCTTTAATACCATCACGCACCATATCATATCGTTTTTGGCTTTGTGTGCCTTCACTTAAATGGTCGGGCGTGCAGCACAATTTATTATGGCATTCATGATTTGCATTTAAGTTGGGATCAACTGGGCGTCCAAGTTTTAATGCTAGTGCAACTCTATGCACTGTCATCATTCCAGTTTTTGTTTTATCATTAACATCACTGAATCCAATAAACCCATACCCAATGTTTGATTTAACACCGGTCCATTCAATGCAACCTGTTGCTGGATTGTAATGTTGATGTTTGTAATAATTGTCTCGGCTAATCAATCGATCACCAATTTGTATTTTATCTACTCTTTTTGGCATACTATCTTTCTTCTTTTATTGTGGGCCCATCAAAGTCAACTTTCACAAGTTCCTCGGGCCACCTTAATATCACGTATGTGTAAACTTCATCTGGTAAGTTGAATGTTACTTTTATGTGAAAGTTATCTGTTAATCTATCATAGTGTCTTGCAACATGTCCGTCGTACCCATGTTCATACATCCACTGTATTGGCTCCACTTCATAGAATGCACGGGCAACTAAATCACTTTGGTCTTCCATCCATTCGGCCATGCCCCAAATTTGTGTGTATGCTATTTCTTTCATGGGGGATCCATTCCTTCATCCCTGTATGCAAGTATCAACATCATGCGATACTTGTCCCATGCTTCAAGTACACCGGGGTGGCGACTACGCATGATTCTAAACTCCCGCCCATTTTCAGCATCAATGAGCATTTGCTCAAACTTGCTTTGCATTAGCGTAATGTCTACCCCATTCTCTATTTCCATTTCAATCTTTTCAACGGGATGTTGCCCTGTTGAAAAAGCATAGGATGACTTGTAGTATTCCTTGTGGCTTTTGTTTACGTCAGCGCGATACTCACGTTTGAACTTTTCAATGTCTTGTTGGTTAATCATTGCCATTATCTCCTATATAGTATTGTATATATTTATACATATATAGTCAAATAGCAACTTTATCACTTGAAATGCGCTTTGTTTGGTGTGTCCAACTTTAGAGCCGTGTGTGCATACTTGATTTTGTACCAGGCTTGAGTCTCGGTAATACAAAACTCTTTTGCTATTTCGGAAATTTTCGAATTAACTAAATGCTCGTACTGTTCTTTTCTACTTTCAACAGTTTTGGAAACTTTTGGTTCAGAGTAGTAGAATTTCGCTGAGTTTTTAATTGCATAGGACTTGTAGTTTTTCTTGGCAATTTTTAGCAAGTCATGAGTGAGGAAAGTCCGGCCATCGGGTAAACGTAGATATTCAGGGATAAAGTCTTCCCTGCTTGCAGTCACATATTTCATAGTTGTATTTAAAATACAACCACACCCATGCTATTTCTTTTTCGACTTATAGCCACTAGCGTATGCTGCACGACCTTGCGCAGAGGCTTGTGCCTTTGCTCCCACACCAGTATAAGTCTTACCATGTTGCCCCCATTTGTAGCCTGTTACTGCTTTACCATTTTTTGTTGTTTGAACTTTGCGTACTGGCATTGCGGCTCCTTACTTAATTACAAAATGTGCTACTAGGTACCCACATGCACCTATTAGCGTTGTGATAACAACACCAGCCCATGCTAGATAGCGTTTAAAATTTTCATCTTGGTTAACGCTTACCGCGGTTTTAATTTCAACTAGTGCAGTTTCAATTCTATCAAATCTCTGATCCATTGATGACAAGCGATCTGTGATTTGTTGATAGCGTTGGGCACATAACTGTGTGTGCAGGGCAAGATTGGTTTCTTCTTGCTCAAGTGTTTCTATAAAGTCTGACATATATTACTTATGGCGTTATTTTCTAGTTTGGAATGGCTCCCCAATTTGACGTTTTTCAATTGCAATGATGCTGTCAAAGTAGGAAATTGAGAATATTTCTCGTGTGGCAAAGTCATCAATCTTCGGACCATTGTTGTCACGTTGGCTTACTGGGATCGAATATCTGTGGTGGAACCAATGTTCATTTGTGTGCCACTTGCTTAGTCTATTTGCCATTGATTGTGCATAGTCCAGGAAAGTAGGGGTACCGGCACCAAAGCGTGGCCACCACTGTGAGCAATGCAAGTCTTCAACGATATAAACTCCCCCAAATCTCAAATGCGGCCACAGCATTTCAAAACTTGTAATTTGTTGTTGCGCAGTATGCCCACCATCATCAATGATAATGTCAAAGCCAGCATGTTGATCTGTAACTTGTTTAAGGAATGTTCTATCTTCCTGGGAGCCAATGTGAATTGTAAATCCTTGATTGGCCATTTGGGCACAACTTGGATCAATGTCAATGCCTGTAATGTTTGCTTGTGGTCCCAAGTAGTTACGCATTAGTTCTAATGAGCCTCCTGCTTGCACACCAATTTCCAAATAGTCTACTGGTTGGTTGCGATACCTGGCAATGTATCGTTCGTAAATTTCAAAGTAGTGTTCCCATTTGGCGCAAGTGCCTTTGTTCATTGCATGCCACATATTCTTTAAGTCTGTCATCTTTAAACCTTTAAATAAACTTATATTTATAGTATGAAAATTTACCTATACGCAGTATCAGACTTCGACGAAGAAACAGTGGTAGCACTTGTTGCAAATCCACGTGTGTGGAAACTTCCAACAGTTGGGTATCAAATTATGAAATGCCATTTCTTATCGGAAAGCGAATACGAGAATAGGCTACAAGAGCCTATTCCTGATATCATAACCGAATTTGGTTTTGCAGAAGGCAGCACAGAACATGTCTGGGCCGCACTTCAAAGATTATGAATTTGGGTATGCTTCAGTTGGCACTGAGAAGTTGCCACTGTAACGTGCAATACCTTTTGTGATACGCAAGTCATCAATGTAACCATAGAAACCATCATTGCGGTTCCAACCAGCACCAAAACGTGGGCCGGCCGCGCAAACATAATCTCGTGAATCACTAACTGATGTGACACTGCTACCATTTACATAAAGTGTAGTTGTAGTCCCACTGCGGCACATGGCCACATGATACCAAGTGTTAGTGGATACTGTTCCGGCCGCATCAAATAGCCAACCGTTACTGTAACTTGCCCACTTACCTTGGTATACAAAGAAACTTGGACTAATACTTGCGCCTAGTTCACGGAAATCCCAAATAGCATTTAAGCCTGTGGTACGAGAAGGTCGTACCCACGCTTCCATAGTGAAGTTACCAGTACCCATAACAAAGTCGCTATTAGGTGCCACATACATGTAACTATCAGTTCCGTTTTGCGGAGTATCACTGTTAGCACAATATAAACTGCCACCACCAAACTTTGATTGTGCAGTACTAGAGTAAACGTCACTACCAGTTACTGGACGTGTGCCTCCTGTTTTGCTATCAAGGGTATCACTGTCCCCATGGATTAACATTACCACGTTAGCCCAGTAGGGATCAGTGGCAGCACCAGCGGGATTGGCCAAGTTATTTGCTTGTCTACCAATCCCAAACATTATGCGTACCCCTTAACTAAACTTGCTAGGTAGTTGGTGCCATCATAGAAGACGTTAATAACGTCAATACTACTTGCGGCAGTTGACAATGTCTTGCTACCACCAGCATACTTTAAGTTAGAAGTTAGTAGTCGGCTACCGGTTCCATCTTGTGTAATGATTAGTGTAATACTTGTACCAGCAACAGCGTTGGTAATATCAGTTGTGTTTAACGTGATGTTACCTGTGGCAGTTAGTGTTTGTACTGGGCCTTGCAATACGTTGGCTGTAATTGTGCCAGTGGTGTTACCTAGTGCAACAACACGTTCGCTGTATGTGTGCAAGTTTGCTGCCTTAACACTGGAACCAGTGAACACAACGTTACCATTGGACTGAATTAGTGTACGGCTGTCTTCGTTCAACAATGCGTAAGCGTTGTTTACTAGAGAAACGTTAGAACTTACCCAACCACTGTGTGTATGCAAGCCAATTGCGTTCTGGATAATCAAGTTACCAGTCACGCCAGTTATAAAGCCACCAAACATACGTGCATACGCAATGTTACTTGCAGTATATCCTGTACCTGGGTTGGCACTAATAGTTGCAAATTGTGAAGTTGCATATTTCACGTTTGCCGAACCACCTGCTGGTGCCCAAGCAATAGAACCAAATGCGCCTTGTACGTGTCCAACTTGACCACTACCGATTAAAGTAGTTTGACCACCTTGGGCGCCAATTGCAGTAGAAGTGATATCAATGCTAGATGCAGGGCTTACGTTACCCCATGTTTTACCATTTAAGATAACATCAAGTTGAGTTGAACTAGCACGAACACGGTCATAACGAGACATTGAGTTTGCAGTTACCGGCCATACTTGTGTATATGCTGCTGAACCTGCAACTAACTTGTTAGCACTACCTGCACCATATGCCGATTGCAATGCAATGTTAGCATTTGGTGTCATAGCCACAGTTTGGAATGTTTGTGGTTGTACAACATCGCCAACATAACTAGGCGTTGTAGTAACAATTGCGCTAGTAATACCAGTGTAAGCACTGCCAGTAGAGTAATCACTTGAAACAGATGAGTTTGCAAAGATACGTTTGTTTGTGGAATCAGTTAATGTATAGCCAGCAAGATCGCCAGTGAATGCACCACCATCAGCACCAGCAGGTCCCGTCGCACCAGTCGCCCCAGCAGGTCCCGTCGCACCAACATCGCCTTGTACTCCTTGCGGACCGGTCGCCCCTACGGGGCCAGTAGCACCTACCGCTCCAGTCGCGCCAGTTAGGCCAGTCGCCCCAGTTGGGCCAGGAACAGTACTATCTGCACCAGCAGGACCGGTCGCCCCTACGGGGCCAGTCGCGCCCACCGCTCCAGTCGCGCCCACCGCTCCAGTCGCGCCAACACTACCAGTAGCACCTACCGCTCCAGTTGCCCCTACGGGACCAGTCGCGCCGGTAGCGCCAACGTCACCATCGTTACCACTTCTTGTAAAGATTACACTGTACTCATCATTGACAGTCATTGAACTTAATGAGCCACTTACAATACTACCCGGAATACCACGCCATGTGCCTTGATCAGTAATAGATCCAGTTACTTGGAATACCAACATTAATGCGGCGCCGCCAGATACAATTTGACGCAGTTGGATATAACCTTTGGTGTTAGTATCGGCGTCATCCCAAGATGCAATCCATTCTGTAATATCATTAGAGTCTGCGTCAGTTTCGCTGATACGCATTTCTGTGACACTACCTTGTGTTGCACTATTAAATTCAAAGTAACCGCTAGATACACCACTAACTGTATTATCGCTAAATTGAAGTTTAACAGCAACAGCACCAGATCCAGTAGCACCCACCGCTCCAGTTGCCCCTACGGGACCAGTCGCACCTACGGGGCCAGTTGCCCCTACACTTCCGGTTGCCCCTACACTTCCGGTTGCCCCTACGGGGCCAGTTGCTCCGACATCACCAGTAAGTCCTTGAAGTCCTTGAACGCCTTGTGGGCCAGTCGATCCAACTGCGCCGGTCGCCCCTACGGGGCCAGTCGCACCTACCGCTCCAGTTGCTCCAACACTTCCAGTTGCCCCTACGGGACCAGTCGCACCTACGGGGCCAGTCGCCCCAGTTGCGCCTTCGGGACCTACAATTTGCCCAGCATCAGTCCATGTGCTGCCACCCCATACATATAAGTTACCATCAGCAACAACGATATAAGCATCACCTGCTGTGTTACCACTTGCCGGCAAATCGCCAACAGTGGCTACAGTTCCTTTAACTGTGATGCCTTGGCCAGTCGCGCCAGTCGCCCCTACGGGGCCAGTTGATCCAACTGCGCCAGTCGCCCCTACGGGGCCAGTCGCCCCTTGTGGACCAGTCGACCCAGCAACCCCACTCGCTCCAGTTGCTCCTACCTCGCCTTGTAAGCCTTGAAGTCCTTGAACGCCTTGTGGACCCGTGGCGCCTGCAACTCCTTGCGGACCCGTTGCACCAACACTTCCAGTAGCACCTGCTGGTCCCGAAGCGCCTGTCGCCCCAGTTAGGCCAGTTGCCCCTGTAGCCCCTACAGGACCCGTCGCGCCGGGCATTGCAATTGCGTTAAAACTTACGGTAACTGGATTACTTTGTGAGACTACAGAAACGTTACTTGTTTGTTCTTCAATGGAAATATCTGAACGTAGTTCAGTAATTGTAATTGTCTGTGCCATGTGATTATCCTAAAGTTAATGCTGTATATGTCACTTCATCTGTAGGATCGCCTACTGCAACATCAGGTTCCCAGCAATTTATAAAGGCCCAGCGGTGTGTGTTAATTTGTGCAGGCGTGGAATTATCAGTCCATGTTACACCTACAACAGTGATTGGTACATTCTGACGTGCGTCAGGAATGATTGCCCCTGTGTACATGCCTGCGGGGATATAAATTTTTACAGTTCCTGCTGCGGCATCAACTACATCAGGTGCATTATCACCGGATAGTTCTACTTTAGGGAATGAGCCGATTACTCGGCTATCTGTGAAATTGGGTTGACCTGTGTTGCGATTAAAAGCAACAGTATCAACTACTAGTGTTTGGTAATCAACTGCGAAAGTCCATCCTGTGATGTCTTGATCAAAGTTGTATAAGAATGTTTTTTGGTTTGATGGGAAGATCTGTTCAATTTTGATTTGATCTGGGCCACCAATATATTGTTGGAAGTTTAGTACTCCGGCCATTATTGTGCTCCTGTGGTTGCTAGCCCGAGTACTGTGGCACCGGGGCTAGCATTATTTATGGAGATTTAAATTGCCAATTAAGGGTCAATATGTATAACACCACCAGACACTTTTGCAAGTTGTCCGGAAATAGTGCATTGAGTGGACTCATCCGAAGCAACATATATCGATATGTTATAAGTCCCGGATGGCAATTCAGTGACTAGATATGTGTCAATGTCTGTGTATTGGTCAACTAATGCACTGCTGGTTGCTCTTGAATCCATTAAAGTTCCGGAGCCAGGAACATCACCAGAACGAATCTCTGTTCTTCCATATAGTTGAGTATCAGTTGCTGCTGGGGTTCCGCTTTCAATACCGAAATTATATCGAGTATCAATAGTTACAAAAGCATCATCATCTAGCGTAAACACTAAATCTGTTGCAGGTTCCCATAAATCCTCACTTGCACTTACTCCAGTCTTTACTCCCATAAATGTTACAAGAGGTGATGATACGCCTGCATCTTCAGTATTAATTAAATCAACACCAGTTTCTTGTTTAAGAAGATCAAACACTTTCTTAAACATTCCACCAGCCGCAGTATTACCTGAGAACAAGCCATCTAAGTTGTTTAACAATGTTAGCGCACCAAGAGCAGTTACTAAGCCGCCTGTACTAGAACTTGCTGTTGTGTTTTCGTCAATGTTGTTAGTTGTTTGTACTGGTGTGTAAACAAAGCCAGCAGGAGTAGAGAATGGACCAATTGTGGAACTATTAATACCACGTGTCTTAACATACAAGTTGCCTGAGGCTAGTGTATCATTGGTAATAGATACTTCTGTGCCATATGGGAATGTATTACCCGAACTTGCTTTAACTGTATCAAGCAATTGATATGTTCTATTTTCATCATTTACGTAACTATCAGTGGTGTACCAAAATTCCATGGCTTCAACAATACCTGTTGGGCTTGTTGATTCAATTGTTACACGAGGGCGTGCGTCCTTTTCAATTTTAGAAACTGTAGCAGTGCCCGGAACGCCAATGTTACCTGCAGTGGCAATACCGGAACTGTTTTCTCTTGTGTAACGTGACAAGTCATCAGTTGAGTACACAGAGTCTGCGTATTCCTGTGCAGTAATAGACAAGATAATGTTGCCATCTTCCTGATCACTTTCAGTTAGGCTTACAATACGGAACATCTTTGCATCAAAGCCATAAGTTGTGCTTGTGATGTCAATTAAGTCGCCGGCCTTTAACCCAACTTTACTAAAATCACTCTTAAAACGAATTACTTTATCAAGACGATTTTGTTTTAATTGCACAAGTCCCAAGTACTCTGCTTGCACTGGGTCATTGATACAATCATAACTTAATGAAAGTGCGTTGTAGATTTCATTTGGATAGAAGTCCTCTGCTGGGATTGTATCATGTATGAAGTCTTTGTTGTC